GGTGTACTGCCCGATCAGGCTTGAGTATTCGCGCGATCCGAAACCCAAGCCCAGCGTGCCAGCGGCTTGCGATTGGGCATCGGCATTGGCTTTGGCGATGTAGTAGCTGTAGATTTCGCCGAAGCGTTTGGCTTCGGCATCTGACAGCCCTTTGCTGATGGCGATGCCGTAGGTATCAACAGCGCCCGATCGAAAGCCGCGGGTTTCGGTGTTGCCGGCGCGGGATGCCGAGTCGGCATAGCGATCGGCGCTATCGGCGGCTTTATCCCATGCGCTGCCCAGCTTGTTGGCAGATTCGGCGGCATCATCCATGCCGCTGGATGAGCTGCGCACGACGTTTTGCAATTGCCGGATGCGGCTGGCCAGCTCTTCGGCAACCTTGGCATCGACCATTTTTGCTTCGGCGGCCTTGGTCTGGGCGAGCAACTCAAGCTCTTTGACGCGGGTCAGCTGGCCAGAGGCCTCGAGCTCGGCCCGTTTTGCGGCGATCAACTCGAGTTGTGCAAGGGCTTCGGCGCGCAGCGCTTTGGCTTTGAGCCCAGCAAGCTCGATCTGGATTTGGGCGTACTGGATTTGCAGCGCGGCGACTTCGTTGTCACGGCCGCGGGCCTGGGCGATCTGGATTTGCGTCTGGATCTGCTCAAGACGCAGGGAGGCGCCGCGCTCTTCGAGCGTGACGGCGTTGCGAGCCACCTGCGCCTGGGCCTGCAGCGCAGCGGTGACGTCGGTGAGCGAGTCACGATAGAGTTTTTCGGCCTGGCCGGCGGCCACGGCGGCGGCGGCAGCTTGCTCTTTGCTGGCTGCACCGGCCTTGACGGCCACGGCGAGGGTAGCGGCTTGTGCTTCAGCCGCCCGCCAGGCATCGCGCAGTTCTACGACGCGTTTGCTGTTGTCGGCGAGGGCGGCGGATTCGGTAGCGAGGCCAGCGGCGCGGATTTGGCTGGCCTGGGCCGCTGCTGTCGCCTGGGCGGCCTCTTCCTGCTTCAGGGCTGTACTGCGTTGGAGCTCTTCGATTTCCTTTTTTCGCGCCGGAGAAATCTTCTCCATCGCGGCGACTTCGGCCTCCAGTGCAGCCAGCTGGGCAGCGCTGACGTTGGCAGCGAGCTGCCTGGCTTCTGCGACGCGCTGCTGGGCCGTGGCTTCGGACTTTGCAGCTTCTGCTGCGGCGGTGCGCTTTTCGGCTTCGGTCCCAAACTGGGCCGCCAGATCCATAGCGGCTTTGCCTTCGGCCTGGCGGGCTGAGAGGGATTTTTCTGCAAGCTCGATTTGCTTGGCAGCGGCGGCATTGACTTCGGTGTAGGCGGCGGAGATGGCGAGGTACTGGCTTGCCGATGCGGCGGCCTGGGCGCCGGCCTGCTGCACGCTGTCGCCAAAGGCTTTCTGCACGCCTTGGGCGATCAGGGTTTGACTTGCCAGGGCGTTGATGCGCGTCGCCGATTCGTCGGCCATTTTGCCGATTTCTTCGCGCAGCATGCTCCAGTTGCCAGACTGGATGGTAGCGGCCAGGGCGCCAAGCGTTTTGCCCAATAGGCCGATGCCTTCGGCGACGGTAATCGCGCCGGTGCCCAAAATGAGGATGGTTTCTTTGAGGCCAGACATCACGACGCCAAAGGCGGTCATGACGGCTTGTGTCTGGCCGATTTTCCCGGCAGTCTCAAAGATGGAGTTTTTGAGGCGGTTCCAGCTCGATACCATGCCGTCGGCCTGGGTGCCGCCGTAGAGATTATTCAGCTCGCGGGCAAGGCCCGGCAACAGGTCTTCGGCTAGCACACCGCCGGATTCGACCATGCGTGTGAGCTGCTCGACGGTCAGGCCTGCACCCGCGGCCGCGGCCTGCATCGCACCGGGCAGGCGTTCGGCGAGCTGCTGCCGCAGCTCTTCCATACTCACTTTGCCCTTCGACACCATCTGCCCAAGAGCCATCATGGCGCCGTCAGTATCGGCTGCACTCTTGCCGAGCTTGGCCATAGCGCCGGCTACCGACTCAAACACCGCCCGGCCCTTCTCGCCTTCGAGGGCCGTGCCCTTGATGCTGGCGAGCCAGGAGGTGTAGGTCTTGGAGACGCTCTGCACCTCCAGGCCCAAACGGTTGGCAGCGTCGGTGAGATAGGCGACTTCGGCGGCAGCCTTGGCGCCTTGGCCCTGGATAGCGGCCATCGAGCGGTTGAGGCTGTCGAAGTCGGCGGCCATGCGGGCGACTTCGGTCACGCCGAAGGCTGCCGCGATGGCGCCGGCGATGGGCTTTATTCGCCCGACGAAGCTATCGACGGCGGTTGTGCTGTGGTTGAGGCTGTCTGTGAGCGGGTCGGCAGCGCCGCGCATTTCGGCCTGCAGCGCAGTGATACGACGCTGGGCCTGCAGCATGGCGCGGTCAAAGTCAGCGCCGGAAACTTTGGCGTTCTGGCCGAGCTGTTGCAAACTTTGTTGGATCTGGAGGATTTCGGCCTGGATCTGGGGTGTACTGCGGATGCCAAGCTTGGAAAGAGTGGCGGTGGCTTGCTCGGCAATGGTGCCTAGTGTCTTAAAGGCCGGGTTAAGGTTGGCGATGGCGTCGCGCTCAGACTCGGCTTTTTGTGTAGCAACGCTGAGGGCATCAGCCAAGCGTTTTTGTTCGGTGGCGAGGTTCTTGACGTCAACGCCCGCGGCGGCAGCTTCGGCGCGGGTTTGGCTGAGGGCATCTTTATTCCTGACCCATGCGCGTTCCGTTTTTGTCAGCTCGGTATTGGCGCTGCGCAGCTCGGCCTCGAGGAGCTTGATGGCTTGCTTATTGGCGCCAGCGCCTTTGGCATCGGCCAGGGCTTTGTCGAGAACTTCGACTTCATGGCGGGCTTCAACAAAAGCCGCGCGGGCGCTTTTAGCGCTGGAGATGGCCGCCTCTAGTCCCGCGACGTGGACTTGTTGCTGGCTGATGCTTCGCAGTTCGGCGGCGAGCGCCTGAAATCGCGGTGCGGCTTCGCTGCCCTGCTTCCCCAGCGCCTCAATTTGGGCGGCCAGGGTGTTGACCTGCTCGGTGCCAGTCGTTTCGGCGCCGATGCGGATCTTGACTTCGTCGTCGGAGAGGATGGCCATGTGGGGTGCGGTGAGGGTTACCGGTCAATGCCGGGGCGCCCGCTTGAGGCAGGCGCCCGAGCCTTGATCAGTTAGATCATTTGGGTCTTGACGTACTTCGACAGGCCGGCGCCGGTGATGCTGGTGTCGGCCAGCACGGCGGCGGTCATGTCGAGCTTGGCGAAGTCGTCACCGATGGACGACAGGCCACCGGTGGGCGAAAACTTGACGCGGTAAAAGCGCTTGCGGATCGGGTTGGAGCCGTCGTTTTCGTTGAGTCCATTGAAAATGACTTCGTACTCGGTGCCCGAGTTCACCAGTGCTTCGACCACCCATTGAGCGTTGCGGGTGTAGCTGGTCTTGATGGGCAGACCCTTGCCGGCCGGCGTGGTTACCGGGAAGTAGCTGTTGGCGGCAGCGAGGAAGCGCAGGCCGCCGCCTTCGACGCTGTAATGGGTGTCTTTGGTGAGTGCCGCCGTGCCAATGTGCTTCCAGGTCACGGTGCCATCGGTGACGGTAGCGCCAGCAGTGGGCCAGGTGGGGGCCGAAGCGCCGGAGGTGCCGGCGACAGTGGCCACGTAGGCCTCAGTGGTGTTGATGACCACGTCGCCCAGCGCGTAAGCAGCGGTGTTGGCACGGGTGCCACCGTTCACGGTAACCGTGACGGTAAGGGCCGGGTCGGGGATGTACTCGAGCGGGTTGTTCTGGCCGGAAAAGGCGGTGCCGAGCTCGTTGGAGACGGCGGCGGCGGCCATCAGCGAGGCGGACGCACGCAGAGCCAGTGCCAAGTTTTGCGGCTTGAAGTCGTCGGCAGTGATTTTGAGGGCGTAGGCAGTGACCTTTTCCTGCTTGTCGAGCTCGCCACCGCCGGCCGACTGGTAATTGAGGCGGCTTTTCGAGTCGGTAGAGATGGATTCTTCGAGGGTGACGACGTTGCCGAGCTCGAAGGGTTCTTCGGTGCCATCGCGGCGGCGCACGCGGATGGTGCCCTTGCCGATCATGCCGCGGGTGTTGCTGGTGAGTGCCATGGTGGTGTCTCCTGGGGTGGGGTTTTGCTGGTCAGCCCAGCGAGTAGCTAAAAGTGGCTTCGAGGCGGACGGTTACGCCCACTTCGGTGCTCCCCGGATCACGGCGGTCGATGGTGCGGCCGGCGTAGCGCAGGGTGGCGTTGATGGGGGCGCCGATGGCGGAGCCGCTGCGGAAGATGGCGCGGCGGATGTCGGCGCACAGCTGGCGCGCGGAGGCGTTGGGGTGCTGCGGGTTGCAGGTGATGCGGCCTTCGACGGTGAAGGGCAGCGATACCTTTACGTCGTCCGGCTTACCGCCCTGCCCTTTCTGGCTCGCCACGCCCTCTTCGGATTCGGCCAGCACCAGAAATGCGGGGAGAGTGTCCGGCACACCGGTGGCACCGTCGAACACATGCAGCCCAGCGTCAGAGGCATAGCCGTTGGCCTTGGTGCCAGGGGCGAGGCGGGTGAGCAGCTCGGCGGCCAGCAATTGATCGGTGCTCATGCCTTGCGGCTCCCGGTGAGTTCATAGCGCAGTTGGCTGGCGTAGGCCTGGGCGAGCATCACGCTGATATTGGGGGCTTGATCGATGCGCCAGCGGCGAAAGACTTGGTCCGGGCTGGGTCCGTACAAGTGCTTGAGCTCGCCGCCGGGCAGTCGAACGAAAATGCCCATTCCGTTGCCGCCGGCAACAGTGCCGGCGCGCAGCGGCAGCAGAAAGGCTTTGCGCATGCGCTTGGTGCCGCCGGCCTTGGTGACCTTGACCGACACGCCCGCCGCAGCCCGGCCGGTGGGGATGCCCCGCGAGGCGTCGCCCTTGGCATGCTTGGCGGCGCGGGTGAGCTGCCGGGCGCCGAAGCGGGCTAGGCGCATCGGGCGCACGCGGGCCCCGACGGTGGCCTCGAGTTTGTTGGAATTGGCTTTGACAATCGAAAACAGGTCACGCACGTAGCTGGACTGCAGCGCAAGCTGTGACGTGATGTCACGCACGGCCAGGGTTTGTACTTTGCCGGCGGTGGTATTGATGGCGCGGAACATGGCCCGCTGGCCAGCCTTGGGCACGTCACGCACCCGGGCGGAGAGCTTGGCGAGCTTGTCGGTGCCGGTGATTTTCACGAGAGCACCCGCAGTGCAAACTCGGGTAAGCCGGTAGCGCTATCCATCGGCATGTCGAGAATCCAAGATTCGGCAGCAACGGTGAGGCTGTCGCCGCTGTTGGCTACCGTTCCAGCCGGGAGCGTTACGGTATCGACTCGCCGCGCTACCTGGCCGTAATCTCCCATCACTGCAACGCTGCGGGAAATTACAACGCCTTCGACTGCTACCGACCCGCGCAGCAGACCCGGCGCACCGAAGGCGGTGGCCAGGGCCTGAGCGGCAGTGTCGAAAGCGGTGTCGAAAGCGGCGGTCATCGCAGAATCAAGCGTTGATCTTGATGTTGACAGCCGTCACACCAGAGCCCGCTGCAGCGACAGCGAAGCCGGAAAGGGTATTGCCCGACGCCGTGGTGGTGAGCCGCTTGTTGGTGTTGTCCCAGTACAGCAGCGCACCGGCAGCGACAACATCGGTTCCGAGCTTGGCGACCGTGAAGACGCCTTCGACTTGAACCGATCCGGTGGCGCCATTGGCGATGTCGGCCAGGGCCACGCCAAGGCGGGCACCGATCAGTACTGCAGTGCCGCTGGTGATCGTGGAGCCGGAGGCGTTGACGTAGTCGATCACGTCGCCTTCCTGCACATAGTTTTTTGCCATGATGGTTTCTCCATTGCGGGCGGCACATCGGCCGCCCGTGGTTGTCAGGGATTACGCGCCGGCGTTGGTCGTAGCACCGCGGAAATCGACGACGGAAACACCGAAGTCGTGGCGGACCTTGAAGCTGCTGCCATCCACGTCGAAGCCAGTTTTCTGCTCGAGGAAGGGCTCCTCGTTGCCATCGAGGAAATCAACTTCGAGCACCGGGGCGTCGGTGGGCGATGCAAAGCTGTAACGGCGGGTGCCAGCGATGCGGGGGGTATCGACGATGTCGGAATAGAGACCACGCACGGCGTTCGGGCGGCGGTCGCCCTTATTGCTTACCTCGTTGAACTCGGCGCCGTTGATTTCGATCGCCTTGGCCCGCAGGCCGGCCGGCACCAGCAGCACGGCGGGCTGCAGCGCCAGGTAGTCCTGGCCGCCGGGCTCTTTCTGCTGGACCATCAGCACACGGTCGGCTTCGACGGAGTCTTGCGACAGTGCAGCACCGGTGCCGATGTTGCCGTGGCTGGCGTGGAACAACGTGACGCCGTCGTCCATCGTCGGGCCGAGGCCGCTGTTGAGGGCGAGCAGCGCGTACACGTCCGCCTCGATAGTGCGGGCGGCAGCGCGGCCAAGCTGAGCAGACAGGCCGATGAAGGCGCCCAGGTCATCGTTGATGACGGCCTGACGGGACAGGTTGATGATCATGCCCTTGGTGCCAATGCGCACGCGGGCCTTTTCGCCGTCGGGGATCGTGACGTTCTTGAACTCGCCGAGCTCGTTGGTCGTCTGCAGGTTTTGCAGCGCGGCCAGGCGATAGCGCGGGTGGTCGCGGAAGTCGCTCACGCTGCCCACGGCGCAGAAGCGGCGCCAGGTGTCGGCAGCAGTGGCATAGGCCTGCTGCAGGGTGCGATGCATGGCGTTTTCGAGCAGGATCGGGAAATCGCTGGTCGATTGGGTGAAAGCCGCGGCGACCATTTCCATTTTGTCGCGGCCGCGGTGGTCGAAGCCGGCGCGATCCAGCGAGGCGCGGGCGTGGTCCAGCAGGGACGCACCGCGGTACGGGTTGCTGCTGATGCTGGCCCGCACATCGGCACTGGCGACGCCGGCACGCACGAGCAGTGCATTGACCATCGCATCGCGGCGCTTGTCGGCTTCATCTTCGATGGTGCGCACGCTGTGGGCGCCGGCTACCGGGGTCGCGTCTTCGGCGATCTTGGCCAGGATCTTGAGGCCAGCGTCGGCGACGCTCACCTTGGCGTCGGCCTGCAGGGAATCCACCAGATCGGCCATGCCCATCACGGACATGTGCCGGGAGGCGGCCTGGGCGATGCCCGCGCGGCGGGTGGCGTCTTCGGCGATGGCCTGGGCGCGGATGGTTTCGAGGTCGGCGGCAGAGGGGGTCTGAGCCGCCGGAGTGGTGACGGGAGTCGTCATGGTGGTCTCCGTGGTGGGTGCGGCGGCTGCCGCGGGGGTATCGAGTTGGCGTTTGGTCTGCATGGTGTCGAGCAGACTGCGCAGCTGGGCGGCGGGCATGGGCGCGGCTTCGCCGATCTGGGTGGCGTAGCCTTCGGCCAGCGCTTCATCGGCGGTGAAGAAGTGGTCTTTTCCGTCGGACATCAGGGCCATGACTTCGGCCTTCGGCTTGCCGGTGGCTTCGGCGTAGCAGACGGCGAGCGCAGAGGCCCACACGTCGAGCTGGTCGGCCATTTCACGCAAATCCACCGAATTTCCGCTGGTATAGGTCCAGGGCGAATGAATCATCATCAGCGAGTTGCTGGCCGCAATGCGCACGTCGCCGGCCATGAAGATTGCCGAGGCGACCGAGGCGGCCAGGCCGTCATTGATCGTGGTGATCTTTGCGGGGTGGTTCTTGAGCGCGTTGTAAATACCGAGGCCGTCCGGCACCGAGCCCCCAGCGGACAGAATGCGGACGGTGATTTCGGGCGTCTGGATCGCGGTAATGTCCTCGCGGAAACGTGCGGCGGTGATCGGGTCGGACGACCACCAGTCATCACCGATTTCCTTGTAGATCAGCACCTCGGTGGCGGCGACGACGGCGCCATCGGCAGCGGCCTGGACGGCGGCAGCGGTGGGCGTCTTGATCGTGTACCAGTTGGGCATGGCAGGCTTCACGTGATGTGGTTGAGCCTGCAGATTGCCTGCCGCGCTGTCTCATTTTCAGGGGGTGGCGTGAGACAACAGAAAATAAATCGCGGTGGATTGACTGTATTTTTTTACAGAGCAATGATGCTGAATGCACGATGGTGCTACCCGTCCCGGCGGTTTCCGGGCGTCTCATTGGAGATCATCATGTCTCGCATTCTTGCGATGAGGCCTATGTGCCGCCAGGAAATCCGCTCACAGTAAAAAGCCCGGAGTGATCCGGGCTTTTTTTTGGCCTTGCAAACATCAAAGCACTTTTATGGGCTCTGCCGGCGGCGGTACCGCCTGGGCATCTTTGATGCCCTGCTGATAGGCCATGGTGACGACGTGAGCCAGCGCAGCATCCATTCGAAACCGGCCCGGGTCGGCAGAAAGAAATGCGGCGAACTCCTTGCGGACGTTGTTCAAGTCGATCATTTCGGGGCCTAAAAATGGTGCGCGGGGATTGGAATGGAGAAATCCCCGCGCACGCACGGGGGTTGGATTATTCGAGGGTTGCGACGTAGCGGACTTGAGACGACCGCGACGATTTGACAGTGCCCGACGACACTTTGACCTCCGGCGCGACCTCCACAGACATCACTCCGGCAGGCTCCGCGATCCTGACAGCCGGGGGCGTTAGCACCGCCTCCGCGCCAGTTCCAGCCGCGTCGATTGTCACCGAGTCGGTAGCAGTGGCCGGCGTGGCGTTGGCGTCGAATTTTGGCGTGACGCCGGGCTCTTGATACTGCCCATCCGCGAGGATGATCCGCGCTCCGTATGTGATGCGGTCGCCAGTCAGCGCGTACCCAAGCGAGCGCCAGGGGCGAACGGAACTGTTGCCGCGGTATCCATCCGTGCTGTCCTTGCCAGTTTTCGAGACCCAGTGCACGGGATGCAGTACGCGGTTTTTGACAGCCGCCGAGGTTTCAGCCAGAACGACCGTTCCGATGGCGTCGGCTTTCCCTGCCCCGCCGGTTTTCGAGAAGTAGAACTCCCCGCCACGGCCCATGAATTCCAGCGCTCCACCGATGTTGCCGGCAGACAGCGCGTAGGTGCCGACCACACCCCATGTCGCTTTGTCTTTTGAGCCGAAAAACGTGATTTTGGGGTCGGGCGCGCCAGCTTCAACGAACGTGCTGAAGACAATCCCGCCGCTCGGGAGCACCACGCCGTACCAGCCGGAGTGATTTTGGTACGCCGTGATGTGCGATGACACCCGGACGGGCGTATCGGACATGTCTTTCTTAGCCTGCCAGACACCACGATCTGCTTCGCCCAAATCGCTGTCGGCCATCCAGTACATGTATGCGCCGGGCGGGAAAATGATGTCGCCCGTGCGGTAACGCTGCGAGCCGGTATAGACAGCAGAGTACGCGGTCAGCGGTTGATTGCTCGCGAGTGGCTGGCCCTCTTGCACGCGCAGAAACCCCGACTCCAGAGTTGAGTCACCAAACTGGATATAGAGATAGCCGTTGTCGTGCTGCACGGCATGCACGTGCCTGACGTAGTGCGTCCCGTCAGTGTTCCATTCCGCGTAAGTGGTCCAAGTCGTCCCATTGTCCGTCGATTTTTTGATGCGGACTTGATCGTTAGTTCCGCCGGGGATACGGCCGGGGGCGACGCTGTACTCGCCAAAATAGATAGTGGTCCCGACAATGCAGAGGCCACGACTTAGGATCGCGACGCCGTGCAGTTGGTTTGTAGTTGTCCCATCCACGTCACCGACCAGGGCAACGGGCTGGGCGTTGTCAAATGCCGGGGAGTTGTTGCCGAACGCCTGCCCATAATCGACAGATTTGTACAGCTTGTAGGTGTTGGTCGCGAGGATCGTTTCCTGCACGAATACAAGGCCGGGAGTAGTCGTGGATGCCCAGGCAAGTTGGATGTTGCCCGTGAAAGTGTAGATGGGCGCCGAAGGCCGGTCGCGGCGGTCAGTCAGTCGGTAAAGCTGATTCAGCGGGCGCCCCGACTTTGCGCAGTACAGATAGCTGGCGTCGGCCGCGAACACACGGTAGGGCATGTAATCAATGGTTTCGAGCATTTTCTGGTCCTCAGAATTTGGCTTTGGCAGCGAGGCAATCGACGACGGCGGCGCGATTTGCAGCGGAGAGCGAGGTATGGACGTGCAGCGCGGAGTAAATGAAGCCCTTGAAATGCCCCGTTGCCGTGCCGTTGTCGCGGCCAATCGAGTGCCCGGAGCTGCCGGCGCTCAGCGTCGAGAAAGCGGCGCTCGTCGGCGTGTCGTTGTCGATCTGCACGTAGATGTTCGTGCCGTCGTACCACGCGCTGAGAACCGCGCGCTCCCCGACGATCAAGGACCGAATCGAGGTGGCCGACGTGTAAGCGGTGCCATTTCCGGCGCTCAGTTGGAGATTTCCCGTCGTGGTCAGTCGCACAATCAGGCCAGTATTCGTGCCGGCATCGGAAAACAGAGTTTGAGCCGTGCCAAGCCCGTCCATACGGATCGCAGCGGACCAGTGCCATGCAACGGATGCGCCCCCGCCTGCGGCTACAGAGACGTAATCGTCGGTGCCGTCGAAATAGGCGCCGACCGGGAATCCCACGGAGTCATAAACAGTATCGCTCGTGACTTCCTGATGCGCGGGGATGCCGGCGTTGTCCGCGAGATAGCGCAGCTCCGGTTGCCAGACCAGCACGGAGGCCGTTGCCTGCGTGTACGTGCCCCTACACTCAACCAGCCAACCACTATTCGTGCCGATGTTGTCGCGCACGACATCGCGATCGATCTTTGTCCATTGCTCCGTCAGCGTGTACGTGACGTTGCTGTGGCTCAAGCTATTTTCATTGACCAGCCTGACCTTTTTGCCCACATCGGCCGGCGTCGCCGCTTTGATCCAGATCCGGCCGAAATACTCGGTATAGGCCGGCGAGGTGTGGGACGCGCGCAGTAGCGAACGATTGGAAATGTTGCCCGCGTCGCCGCAGTTGAGGTCAATTTTGACAGCGGTCATCGTGCCATTAGGTGCCAGCCCAGCAGCGGGGGTGACGACAGGATTAACGCCAACGCCGCCCGCGCTTTTGACCCATCCCGACAGGGTAGCCGTGGTCGGCATGTGATTGACGCGAGCGGAGAGCAACGGGCGAGACGTGCCGGATGCCGTCGCATGATTGCGCCGGGGGGATTTGTCCCATACCGACGAGATTACCGACGCGATGGGTACGCCATGCACGGCCGCATCCGTAAAATCGTGCCACGCGCCCTGCGTCGAATCGGGGTAGAGCAGCAGCGGGCCAGACGGAAACAGTTGATCGGACGGGTATGTTAGGTCCACGGTCATCCGGTCATGCACGTACCAATGCACGATATCCGCAGCCGGCCGCGCAGGGATCGACGCACCGAAGCCCTGACGCACTACTCCCACCGTCGTCACGTCTGCATTTCCAACCCCCTGATCCGAGGTGCTTCGAACTTTGAGGTACGACTCGCCAGGCTTGAGGTCGCCGCCGGCCGGCTTTTCGCTGGCGAGGTAGCCGGCATTGATGAGGGTGTCGGCGAGGGACTGGGGGAGATCCTGCCAGCCGTAGGGGTAATCGATGCCAAGAGCGCCGGGCGGGTAGCGGAAAGCGGCGGGGGCGAAAACGCGCATGGTGATGTCCTTTGGTGGGTGCGGGCTGCATGGGCTTGGGCACGGCCAGGCCATGCCCAAGGGCTTGAGGCCTACGGGTTAGCCGACGATCTGGACGACGTCGGCGTGGTTGATGACGGAGGCCGGGCCGTTTTTGGCGTCGCCCAGCAGGATGACGGCGGAGACAAGGCTGGCCGCGGTGCCGACGGTGAGGCTGAGCCGCACGTAGGCGAAGCCGCCGCTGGTGTCGAGTTCTTCGGCGCGGAGATTGATCTCGGCTTGTTTGGCGTCGCCGGAGGCCTTGACGATCTGGGTGATGGCCTTGCCGGTGATGTCCTTGGCGCCGGTGCCGCTGGCGTCGGTGGCTTGCTGGAGCTTGGCGTCGACGGTGGCGGAGGTGCCGAGGGTGCCGGTCTGGATGACGGCGAGCAGGCGCTCGGCGGTGGCCATGCTGATCCAGCCCGACGTGTTGGTTCCGGCAGCCTGGCTGACGGGGTCGATGACATCGGCGATGGCGAGACGTTCGGAGAGCTTGGAGGTGCCTTGCATTTGGGGTGACTCCTATAGATGAGGCGGCCCGGCCGGGCTTCCGGCCGGGCGTGGGGTTAGGCGCGGGCGGCCAGGGCGATGAAGTGGGCGCGGGTTTTGGCGCTCTTCGGCGGCGTGACGGGCTTGCTCAGGATGGGCTTGCCGTTGAGCCGGAACGTGAAGCGGAAGGCCAGCGCGTCGGCGTCGAAATACAGGTGCATCGAGGTGGCCGTTTCGATGCCGCCGGCCTTGGTGATGGTGCGGTAGCCCTTGAGGGACAGCAGGTTGAGGTCGCCCGCATCGCCGAGGGCGGCGGCGTGCTCGGAGAGCCACAACGGGCGGCCCTTGAGCATGCCGTAGCTGGGGCCTTCGACGCTGTTGTTGGGCAGGTAGATGGGGTAGTTGCCCACCGACATGGCTTCGAGCGCGGGCAGCACGTCCGGGTTGCCGAGCCAGATGGCGTTCTTGAGCTGGCCGACAAGCAGGCGGCTGACCATGTTGCTGAGGTTGCTGTTGGTGATGGTGGCGGCGGGCTGGCTGCCGTCTTTGGCCTGGGTGATGAGGGACGGGCCGTTGAGGGCGCCGAGGGGCTTGCCGATGCCGTCGCCGAACAGGATGGCTTCGTTGGCTTTCCAGGTGATGCGCTCGGGGGCGACTTGCTGCAGGTAGGAGCCTGCGGCGAAGCCGTCGGCAACGAGCTCGTTGGTCATGGGCACGAGGACCATGAGCTTGTGCAGGGTGAGCGCTTCGGTGGTGAGCTGCGGCTTGGAGGCGCTGGCTTGCTGCGCCTCAACTTGCCAGTACGCCTGGACGCCCGCGCCGCCCCAGGGGGTGGTTTCGTCCTTGGGAAACACCATGGTGTTGCCGGTGATCTCGGTGTTTTCGGTTTGCGGGATCAGGGAGTCTTCGCCCAGGGAGAGGCGCCAGATTTCGGACGAGAACTGCGGCGGGATAGCGAAGCCGCCATCCGCGCCGGTGGATTCGCCGCCGTAGGTGCCGGGGGCTGCCGCCTGGAGCTGTTGCGCGGCGCCGCGGTCGCCCATGCCGGCCTTCGCGACAGTGGAGGCGAAGTGGCCGAAGCTCTTGAAACCGCCTGCGCGGTCGGCGTCGGCGTTGTTTTTGACGCCGAGGATCTGGCCGGGGATTTCGACGACGCTGTCGGACTTGGCGCTCAACGATTCGGCGATGAGGTCGGTCTCGCGCTCGATGGCGGCGTCGAGGCTGTCGCGCTTGGACTTGAGGCCGGCGAATGTCTTGCCGTCGGCTTCATCGTCGAAGTCGGCCTTGGCGTTGAGGGTAGCCATCTGGTCCACGAGGGCGGCACGCTCGGACTTGAGCTGGCGCAGGCGCTTGCCGTCGGCAACAGCCAGGGTGCCGAGCAGGCCGACGCCGAGGAGCGCGTCGGGGTTGCCGAGGGCGGCATGCAGCAGGCCGGCTTCGGGGATGGCGTAGGCGATGAGGGAGAGGCCGGCGAGGACTGCGGCGACGGCCAGGCGGGAGGCGGGTTGCTTCATGGTGGTGGATCTCCAGACGTTAAAAAGCCCGCGGGTGCGGGCTGAGGGGGTTTGCACAGAGTGGCCGTCGGGCCGGCGGCGGGCCGTTGGGCCTGCCGGGCAGCATGTGCGCGCTGCCGGGGCGTTACAAATCGAGGTCGCGGGCGCGCTGAGCGCGTGCAGACGTTTGCACGCGGGCGGGTTTGTCGGCTTTTTGCATGCGGCGGATGACGGCGTCGAAGGTGTCGACGCCGTCGATCATGCCGGCGGCGAGGGCATCGGAGGCCGAAAGCACCCGGCCCTGGCCCATGTCGGTGCGGACTTGCTCGACGCTGACCTTGCGGCCCTTGGCAACGGCGCTGGTGAACATGCTGTAGTACCGGTCGACGCTGGACTGGATGTTGGCGCGGGCTTCGGGGTCGAGCGGACCGTAGGGGTGGCCTTCGGTCTTGTACTTGCCGGCTTGAATCAGGGTGACTTCGACGCCCTCCTCTTCGAGGGCCTTGGCATAGTTGGTGTGAGCGGTATAGACGCCGATGCTGCCGACTTCGCCGCCGGGGGTGCACCAGGCCTCCGAGCACTGGGACAGGAGCCAGTAGCCGGCGGAGGCGGAGAGGCTGTTGGCGATGCCGACGATGGGCTTGGTGGCGCGGGCGGCGCGGATCTCTTCGCCGAGTTCAGAGACGCCGTAGACGGAGCCGCCTGGGGTGTCGAAATCGATGGCGATCTGGCTGACGGCAGGGTCGGTCAGGGCGTCGCGGAGGGCGGCGGAGAGCTGTTGCGTGCTGGTTCCGCCACACCATTCGGTCATCATGCCGGCGCGCTGCACGATGGTGCCGTAACAGGGGAGTACGGCGATCTGGCTGCCGGCGGCAGTGGTTTGCAGGGCCTGGCGGCGGGCTTCAAAGGCGCTGATGGGCGGGCGGCCGTCGTCATCGTCCATGGCGCGGGGTTCGCCTGCGGCCCAGCGGCCGAGGACGGCGCGGGCAGCGGCGAGGCGCTCGGGCATGAGCGCCCAGGGGGTGGTGAGGAATTCGGCGATGAGGAGTTCGCGGCGCATGTTCAGGGCTCCAGAGCCAGCGCGATGAGCGAGGCGGTAAGGGCTTCGAGGGTGAAGGTTTGCTTGGTCCACACGGTTGTCACGCCCCAGCGCGTGGCGCGCTCGAGGGGGATGGCAAGACTTTCGGCAACGATGGCCGGGTCGGCGTGGCCGGCCTTGGCGATGCGCCGGGCGAGTCGGCCGGCGTTAGCCTCGAGGAGCGCGCGCAGGCGGTCGGGCTGGCCGGCGGCGTCGTCGGAGCTTTCTTCGGGCTCGGCTTCGGGGGGTTCGTCGGTTTCCTGCTTGGAGGGCTCCTGTTCTTCAAGGTCTTCTTCGTGGTCTTCGGCTTCGCCCTCTTCCACCATATTGAGCGGGCGCAGCGGTTCATCGAGGCCTTCGATGGGTTCGCGGCCGTCGTCCTGGCGGGCTTCGTTGCGGGTGAGGAAGCCGGTGAGGACGCCGGTTTTGTAGTTGTTGTAGCGGGTGTTGCTGTCGCCGCGCAGGAGACGGGCGGCGTCGAGTTCGGGCTCGAGGTCTTCGCTGTCGAACAGCAGGGTGTCGGCGGCGCCGGTTTCCCATACGACGGCCCAGGGGAGCAGACCGTCGAGGACGTATTCGAGGGACTGCTGCTCGATGTTGCTGAAGGTGGCGCGGTCGAGGCTTGCGAGCTTGTGCGGCGGGATTCCGAACCAGCGGGCGACTTCGTCAATGCCGAACTTGCGGGATTCCAGAAACTGGGCATCGGCGTTTGATATGGCGACGTCGTGGTATTCCCAGCCTGCATCGAGCACCATCATTTTGCCGCGGTTGCGGTCGGACTGGGCTTGCTGCAGGGTTTCGCGGGTGAGTTCGCGGGTGGTTTTGTCGGTGAAAACTTTCTCGGTGCCGATCCATCCGGATGTTGGCCGGGCGTCGTTCGCGAAGTAGCGGGAGCCGTAGGTTTGGGCAGCCAGGGCGCCACCAAAACTTTCGCGGGCGGCTTCGATGACGCCGACGCCATCGATGCCGTTGAGTGTGAGGCCGCGCATGTGCCAGACGCTGGCGCGCGGCAGGGTGCGGGTGCTGCCGTCGGGCTGGCGCACGGTGTAGCGGTAGTCGGCGCCGCCGTTGATGAGCTCGCGCTTGATGTTGTCGGGGTAGATGGGCAGCAGCGCGGTGATGTTGCCGCGACGGTCTTCGACGATTTCGTTGTAGGCGTTGCCGCGCAGGAGTAGCGCGGCGGTGCAGGCGCGGCGCCAGTCGAAGCCGGACATAAAGGGGTTTGGCTTGCGGAACAGCTTGAGCAGCGGGTGGGCGGTGACGCGCTTGTTGGTGCCTGTCTGTTTGAGCACGAGCGGCATCATGGCGACGTGGGCGCTGATGAGGGCGACGGCGCGATAGACGGCGCCGAGGGTGAGCGCGGTGTCGGTGGTGACGGGCATGCCGCTGGCCGATTTGCCGCCGAGGGGGGAGAACCAGAAGTCTCCCCAGGGGCTGCGGTCGGTGGCATCACCCGCGCGGGGGTTGAGGAGGAACATGGTTTAGCCTTTGCGCGGGCGGGTGATGATGAGGGTGGTGTAGGTGCAGCCGAGGAGCTGCAGGCCGGCGACGATGGCGCCGACGGGGGCACCCCACTGGGCGGCGGCACCTCCCCCGACAAGGAGGAGGCTGGCCAGGAGCGCGGCGTTGAAAACAATAGGCGTCATGTCGTAAGCGGCACGTAGCCGGCCGGGATGGTGTTGGGGTCTGCCTGGGCAACGGCGCGCGACAGGGCCATGACGACGGCAACGATGCAGTCGATACGGCCACCGGAGCGCTTTTTGTCCGGACGGAAGTTTCCGTTGGTGTCGAAGAGCAGCGCGACGTTTTGCGCGCAGTACCTCAGCACGGGGTTGCCGCCGTGGCGAAGGCGCTTGTCGTACACCAGGGTTTCAAGCTGTTTGCTGCCGGGGTACATGCCGCCGGTGTTCTGGGGCACTTCTACGAATTTATCGATGCACTCCTGCATGTCGTTGGTGACGTGCAGGGCGTTCCATTTGTCGAAGCCGACGTCCTGCACGTCGTAGTCGAGCAGGGACTGGCGGATGGTCTCCTTGACCGGGGTGTAGTCGGTGACGTCGCCCTCGGTGCCGGTGAGCCAGCCTTCTGCAGACCAGCGCTTGTACGCGGCAACGTCGTCCTTTTCTTGCGTGTCGATTTTGCTTTGCGGGCACCAGGTCCAGCAGATGACATGCCACGGCTCACCGGCCGAGTCGGGCGGAAAAACCAGGGCGTAAGCCGTCAAGTCCTTGGTGCTCGCCAGGTCGAGGCCGCCCCAGCATTTGCGGCCGCGCAGAATGGTGGGATCGAATGCGGCGCTGCCCTTGTCCCATACGTTGATGTCAAACCAGCCGTCCGCGGAGTTGCACCAGACATTGAGATCCTTGGTCAGAAAATTGACCAGGGCACTGGGCAACCGGCTTGCCTGCCGAGCCGTGGCGCGCATGTACTGCAGGGTTTTGCTTTTTCCTAAGCCCGGGTTGGCTTTGATCCAGTTGCGTTCGTCGAGGGGATCGTCGGTGGAATCGATGGAGTAGATGTAGCCAAAGTAGCTATCGTCCTGCTGCCGACCTTCGAGGATTTCGACGAGATAGGTGCGCTGCTCCATGCAGACGCCGTCGAGAATAAACCCCGCGGTAGTGATGGCGGAGAGCAGCGGATGGAACCGCGCGCCAAGGGCGCTAATCATTACGTCCCACACGTCGCGGGATTTTTGCGCGTGCAGCTCGTCAAACAGAATTGCGCTGGGGTTGAGGCCGTCGAGGTTTTCGGCGTTGGCCGGCAGCGGCTTGAAGATGCTGGTGTCGCAGGTGATCTTTTCCTGGTTGGCGCCACCGTGGACAATGAAGTTGCGGGCAGCGCCGCGCGATTTGCGCACCCACTTTTTAATGTTGTCGAAAGCAGGCTTGAAGACGGTCATGGCCTGTTCGCGGGTGGTGGCCACGGCGTAAACTTCCGCGCCGATCTCGCCATCCATCAAAAACAGATAGGCGCCCTGAGGACCTTTCCAGGTGCTTTTTCCGTTCTTGCGGGCTACTTCTTCGTAGCCTGTTTGCCAGCGGCGGCCGCCGTCTTCGGTGCGGCGCCAGCCGTAGAGCACGGCAGTCCAAAACTTTTGCCACGGATCAAGGAGGATTGGCCTGTTTGCCAGCGGCCCCTTGATGTGAACGAAAAACTTTTCGATGAAGTTGATGACATGCCAGCCGTGGCCGGGGTCGAAATGCAAGCCGCGCTTTGCACACGTTTGCAGGTCACGGTAGTGACGCAGGACGGCGAGATAGACATATCGGCCAGTGACAATTTCACCGCGCAGGACGGGCAGGCCGTAGTCGATGTCCCAGGCGTAAAGCTCGGGCGGGACTAATGCTTTGACTTGACGGCTGGTGAGCTGGTGGCGTGCTCGATGAGCTCGGGCCACAGATCGTCCTGCCCGCCGCCGCCCATCTTGCTTTCCTTCAGGCGCGCCTCGACTTGGGACATGACCGTCAGACATGCTTCGGGCAAATCACGTTTGATTTCCGACCGGCCGTTCCGCTCGTTGTAAGAGTGAGGCAGCTCATATCGGTTACCGTTTTCGCTTTCGCCGTAGCGGCCGAGTTCGACCACCAGTTTCATGTCATCGACCCAGGCCAAGAAGGTATGCACGAGCATCACAATCTGGATGCCCGCGGCGCGGATCTGCCGGCCGTCCTCGACCAGCGCAATGCAGATCCAGTCGTAGAGCCGAAGGCCCTGCGTCTTCAGGCCATGCCCCGGCGGTGGCGCTGGAATCTCGACTCCACCAACCCGGCGAACAGAGGATTTAGCCCCCCCCTGTTCGTCATGGGCCTGAGAGTCATTGAGAGCGTCCACAGCAGCAGCTTCCTTTCGTCTTGGTCAAAAATCGTATATGGCGTGGCCTTAGGTCAACACAGAGAGGATCCGTCTACCCCTCCCCCCCTCCCAGGAATCACTCCATAAAAGTAACCT